ATGGAATTGATTTCAAATAAGCGCCTTATCGAGGCGTGGAATAAAGAGCTTTTGGCAGGGGCAAAAGCCGCGGGTACAATCAAGGTACGGCTGTCCCATGTGCGGTTGCTTTTGGCGGCCGTAGACAAGCCGGCAGGCATGGTGAGGCGCGGCGATATAGTCGAGTACCTAGCGGCTGGTGATTGGTCGTTGGAAACGCGGCGTTCAATGAATTCAAGCTTTCGGCAGTTCTGGCAGTGGGGACTATCCGAGGGGCACCTAACAATCAACGCGACGGCGCGACTACCGCGGGTAGCAAGGCCGCGGCCTATCCCCACACCGGCAAGCGACTACCACGTGATGAAAGCCATGCGCGAGGCGCCGGCATGGGTGTCATTCGCGGTTGAGATCATGGCCACATGCGGGTTACGCCGCGCTGAGGTCGCGACCCTTCGCAGTAGCGATGTTAGACCCGTGGGGCAAGGCTGGATTCTTACGGTACGCAACGGCAAGGGCAACAAGTCGCGGGCTATCCCTTGCCCTCCCCACATTGCAAGGCGAATCTACAACGCCGGCGGCTGGGTCTTTAAGGGCGGGCAAAATGGGCATGTATCTGCCGGCTGGCTGGGCAAATCAGTCTCGCGAGCTTTCCCAGACGGGCTAACGGCTCATAAAATCCGGCACCGCTATGCCAGCGTAGCCTACGAGGCAACACGGGATTTGCGCGCCGTTCAGGAGCTTCTAGGGCATGCAAGTGTAGCGACTACGCAAGTTTATGTGGCGGTTAACGCCGCCGACCTTGTGGAAACAGCCGCGGCGGCGTGGAAGATAGCGATTTAAAGAAACTTCCATAACTTACTTTCTAGATTTCGTATCTTACCTTCCGCTTTGAGAATCCTTTTCTCTAGACTGGATCGCTCGCTATCTGAATTTTTCAGCCACGCTATTACAGTTTCAGGGGTGACGTTTTGCGGGTTCCCCCACTGTCCCGACGACTCTAGCTTTGCCAGCCGGCTATCTATTTTTTTCAGCTGTTCCTCTAGCTGGCTCGGAGCAGCGTCTTGCGGCTTTCCCGAGTCTTGCGACTTTCCAAAGTCTTTCGGCTTTCCTGCCTTTTCCCACGCCTCTAACATTGGCTTAACTCTCAACCTATGGAGTTCCTGCAAGCCGTAGACCGCCTGCGATATACCCGGATAGTCTTTTGAAAGGCTGTCAACCTCTCTTTTTATCCTTTTGAGGTCCTCTAGCGACAAGGGGCCTTTTTGCTCCAGTTTCTGTGCAAGCTCATAAACGGCATTGTCTATACCTTCAGCGAATCGCCGTAGGGCGTCCGGCAGCTTATCGACGGTATCCGAGCCTTGAAGGTATGGAAGGCGGTAGTGATTAGTAGATTGCATTATATTTTTTCCGTCAGCTTTCCAATATCGTCGAGGGTGACAGAGCGGTGAAGCTCATTGGGGGTGAAGCTGGCTTTGCTCAGCTTCAGTGGGGCAAGGGGTTCAGAGTTTGCGAATATCACGCGCTGGGTGATCGTCCACCCCTTGCGGGATGAATAGCGAAGCTTGCCGCCGATAGGGCATAAAAGTTCACCTTGCACGGGGGGTGAGTCAGGCCCTAGCGGGCGTGGGTCCATAAACCATACCAGCTCAGAGCCTTTGACCTGCAAGGCGCGTCCATCGCACCACGTACGTAGCCAGTATTCCCGCGACTCGCGAGGCTCGCCTTCGGGGTCGGTCATTTGGTAGGTGACGTCAGGGTGACGGGGGCGAGCTACCAAAAGACGGTAGGACTCAAAGAATTTATCGGCTATGGTTTGCGCATTGTTCGTAGAGACAGTTTTTACCTCCATTTCGCCAGTACCCAACCCCCTCATGTAGAAAAGGGATTCGTCGATTTTGTCCTTTGAGCTGGTATAATGCTTCACGCGGACGCGCCCGACAGTCATTTTTGGAGAAAAAGTGCACCCGATTTCATCAACGCCTAATTTTTTAGCGTCAATATCCACGACAGGGCCGTGCGAATCCAGCGCGCCGGCGTCGTCAAAGACGTAGCTTGTCAGCGACGGGAATTTACCGCCGCCGTGGACGTCGTCTACTAATCCCCACTCTACGGATCGCGTGGGGTTGGGACGTGGACGAATCACCGCCTTTTCTGGGTCGAAGCTGTAGGAATAGCCGGCAGGCGCTGAATACAGCAGCTGTAACCATTGCTTATTTTCTATCCACTTGCCGTCTCCGGTAGCTGTGCGCACACCCGTTTTGTCACCGCCGTGAGGGGGTGTGAGAAAATTATTTCCATAGCCTAGCCCCGCCGCTAAGCCTTTAAGGGCGTCATTAACGGAGACCTCCTGCCAGCCCGAAAAGACGCGATTTTTAGGGTATCCGCTAATATCCTGCACGATGTCCGTGCATGAAAACGTGACTCTCCATAAGCGGTCCCCGTCTTTTATCCGGACGAGGCGTGGGTAAATTTCACGGATTTTACCGTAGAAAAGGCAAAGCTTACCGTCGTGGATTTTTACTTTTGCTTCCCAAATCGCTTTGTTCTGTAATCGCCTCGCGAAAACGCGTGGGTCGCCGGAAAGAACTACGTCGAACTTCGCGACGGTGGGCTTATATTCGTCTAAAAATTCCTCATTCCCCCAGTCGATAGCGATATTATCAAGCACTATAGGGTTGTCCTCGCTGCCGTCGGCGACAGTGTGAGCAAGGTCAGCGTCCCCCAAGGATACAGTTATCATAGCGAAACCACCGGCCCCTTACCGCGGAAAGCGTCGGTATTATCAATGGCGCGGGTCACGACATCAGCGAGCAGGCGTTCGTCACCCACCACAGAGTCCGACACGGTGACGTTGATAATCGTTGGTGCTGGTCGAGAGTCCGAGCGTAGCCGCGGCGCGCCGCGGTAGTATCCTTCCAGCCGCGGGACGGAGCGTGAGGCAGTCAGCAAACCGGACGAAGGCGGGACGGCAACAAGGGCGGGCGTTGCGGAACCGTATAAAGCACCGGCGACCTTGCGGACCCATGCCGGAGGTTCGGGGAAGTCGATACGATCAATCCATTCGATTAGGTTGCGGACAAGACCAATCGCGGCGGTGATAGGCGATGTGAAGCCGGTGACAGCGCCCACAAGGGCTTGTGCTGCAATGCCGGCGATCTTACGAACGCCATCCCACGAATCAAACAGGCCTTTTACCCAATCAATAGCCTTACCGATAAGAAAGGGAACGACATCGCCGAAGTTTTTAATAGCCAAAATTGATATGTCTACGTATTCGCGGAACTTATCCCACTTTTGGTACATAATCACGATGGCGGCGGTAACAGCGGCGATAACGCCAAGCACAAGACCGAGGGGGTTTAGCATAATCGCCGCATTGAAAACCGCGGACCAAATGGCAGCCGCTTTCAGGGCGCCTGCGAGCGCGAGCGTCAAGCCGGTAAAAATGCCGATGGCGATACCCGCATTTTTGAAAAGGTCGGGGTGCGCCGCGACAATGTCGGATACTTCCGCCATTTTGTCGGCCGCCGCGGTGGCGATCGGCAGGAACTGCTCACCCAATACTGCTTTGGTATCATTCCATTTAGCAGCGGCGATTTGAGCGCTACCGGAAGCGGTATCGGTTTCGCGTGCAAAATTTCCGGTGGCGTCGGCAGTCTGGTCGAACAAAAGTTTTAGAACGGCTTGCGTTTCTGCTTGTTTTCTAGCCGATCCTTCCAGACCGTCGAGGCCTTGAGCTGCTAATTCCGCGTCAATTGCCGCTTGGTTGATCGAGACCGCATAACGTTCGATCGGGTCACGCTCACCACGTAGCAGCGACGATAGCGCTTCTACCGCGTCGGCTGTCGTCCCACCAAACATGGAGGCAAGATCGGCACCAAGGGTAATCAGTTTATCGGTCGTGCCGATTACTTCCCCTTGCTCAATGCCAAGGTTCCGGAGTTGCGACCCCATGACGGCCGCCATGTTTTGGTACTGTGAGGCAGACAAGCCAACGGAGGTAGCCGCCGATTCTGCTAGCTTTTTTACGGCTTCTGCCTGGTCTTTAAAGACCGCTTCCACAGCGCCGGTTGACTGCTGCATATCGCTAGCAGAGTCGAGGCTTTGCTTTGCTAGGCCTATCCATGCGCCGGCGGCGACGGTGGCAAAGCCGGCGACTTTGTCCACATGCTTTTGTACGTTCGCGAGCTTCTGGCCGGTTTTCTTCTCGAATTTCCCTACCGCGTCCGAGGCTTCATCAAAGCCGGCTTTCGCTTTCGCCGCGTCCGCGATAATACGGACTGATAAAATAGCGCTTTTACCTGCCATTGTCCGATTCCTCCATGAGTTCAAGCATTGTGCACAATGTTGTATCGTCAAATTCCAAGATCGCGGCGGGCGTGCATGACAGCCGCAGCGCCAGCGCGGCGGCTAGTCTGCCGTAGCTACCGGCTGGGAAAGGGGTCGACGTCCACTACTTCCGCGCTAATATCAGCGACGGAGGTTAGGAACTCCTCAAAGTCAAGTGGGGTATTATCGCGGTCGATTCGGCGGCAGACCTTCCAACACACAATTGACATAAATTCAATGGAATTGTTTTTGAGTGTTGAACCGCGGGTAACGAGTTCCTTTTCTGCCATGACATTATCAACCATGAGAGGTGATAGTTTTTGACTGGTTCCGTCGGTGAAAAAAAGTGTGTATTCGGTTTTTTGCATTGTCATTTTCCTTTAATTGAATCGAGTATTTCTTCAAACTTTTCTTGATATTCTTTTATCCATTGCGGCTCGGTATCAGAGGCGGCGCGAGTCAAAAAGAATGTGGGTTTAATGTTGCGTTTATGCCAGCCCCACTGAATAGGGCCAGCGTAGGGGACGCGCTTTTTACCGGCTCGCACAATACCGGCAGTTTGAGTACCAGCGGGGCGAATTGACGCCTTTAATTGTCCAGCCTTATGCCCTTTATAGCCCGGCCCCACGGGCGATTTTGTTGCCGCGTCGCGTGCGACGATAGCGGCCGCGGACTTGTGGGCTTTTTTGAGGTCGTCGCGGACATCAATACCAGCTTTTCGTAGCGTTGAGCGAAGGCGGCGGGCGCCTTCCACCTCGATTTTGGTAAAATCAGCGCCCGACATGCTAGCTACCTGGCGTGAACTGTGGTAGTGATGGAACCTGCCACGATACGGAGGCTTTGGCAATATCGCCGACTGAATCGCCGACGGGTAGCGGCTCAATAATCACGGTGCCTGTTAATTTTGCCTTATTTGCCGTATTTGGCGTGTAAACAAAATCGGCTTCTTTTCCGGCATTTTTAAAGGAAAAATCCACAATTCCATTGGTGGATAAATCTTGCAAAAATTCCACGGAAAGTTTGCCGCCGAATGAATCCGCGCTTGCGATTGTCTCACCCGAAAGTACAAGAATAGGATCGGATTTAGACGCTTCCGGCTCAAAGCGGGCGGATGTTATTTGGCTTGAAAAGTCTTTAGCGCCGTCGCCGGATTTAACCGCTAGGGTGAGGGTTCCGGCACCTACTGTTACGGTTTTGATAGCCATTATTATGTCTCCATGTCATAGCCAAGTTTTATTATCATTGTCGCCGCGGGGCATTTGCCCCCATACGGCGGTACGACTTGCTGGTTTAGCTCCACATGCTCAATAGCGGCGCCGATGGAGCGCATAGCTCCAATGCCTTCTTCGACAATGTCGCCAATTTCGATGACGTCGGCGGCGCCGCCGTGGTCGGGCACCACGAAAGTAATTTCGGCGCGGGCGATAAATTCGGAGCCTAGGGTGAATTCGGATAGATTCGTCACGGTGACAAATGCACCTGGTATATCTATATCCCGCCAATCATCGGTAGCGAAAATTCCGAACTCTTCAAAGGCGCTGGTCAGGGCGTCGAGGATTTCCTTAATTATCATAGTGCGATCGGCACCCCATAATCACCAATTTCGAGCAGCTGGGCAATATCGGGGTCTTTTCGGGAAACGTACACAACCCCGATTTCTCCCATGGTGTCCACGCCGGCGGGTGAGTTACGCCGGCGGTCCATTCGGGCGGCAAGCATAATACATCCGCGGCGCCACCGCGGCGGCCACTTCTCTTGCGGGGTTCCTTTCCACGATTCCACAAGGTCCACGGCCGCGGCGACGGTATCCGGCAGCGTTGGGGACGGGTCCCGCGTACCGAGGTACGCTTCAACGTCGTGAGTGGTTATCATCACAAGGTGCTGCTACTAATCTTGACCTGCACAAGGCCGCGGCCATCGTTGAGCATGGCGGCCGTGTAGCCAAACATAGCTTCATCCGATCCGCCGTTAGCCACGTCGAGCGCGCTTACACGAATTGGGGTTGTCCCCAGTTCAGCAAAAGTAATAGCTGGCTTTGCGTAAGCAATCAGATTGCCCTTAGGTACTCCCTTGAAGGGAATGAGCTTCTTCGGATCAATACCTAGCAAATCAAGGTAGGCAGGCGCGGTATTGTTGGTGATCTCTAACAACGCACGGCGGTCGGTGGGGTTGACAAGATAGGTGGTTGGTGAGGTCTCTAGATCATCTTCGATCGTCTCGTTTGCCACCATGATTGCGTCAAAAACAGTCTTTGCGGTCAGCGCCTTAGATTTAGCGATCTTTGCGGCTTCATCAACCACGAACTTACCAGCGCGCTGGTCAGCCTTACGATCGTAGCTATCGCGCATAGCCAGCAGATACGCCTTCATAAATTCATCGTCGGCAAAGTCAATGTGCTTTCGATCGAACTTATGCCCAGCAGCAAGGCGCTTAGCCTCGACCTCGACTTCTTGCAGCGCGATTTCCTTAGACGGGATAGAGGCAAGGTCGCCGGCGTAATCCTCCATTTCAGGCCGTGTTTTCCACTTCCATCCTTGCATTTTGTAGCTGGTCAGCTGTCGGGTGGTGAGCGTTGGGATAATACGGCGCTTGTAGGTGCCACCTTCCCAAAGTTCGCCTAGCCATTCCGCACGCGTGGACGCTTTAGAGGTCGTGGACTTTACCTGGCTAAGCGCCGCGGTCAGCTGGTCGGTCATATCACTACCGCTAGCGCTAGCCATAAGCGCCGATGCGACATTAGACAAGGTGATTGCGTCGCTCTTCTCCCCCGCGGTCAGCAGACGCGACGACATAGACGACGCAAGCGACGCTTGAGGCCGAGCAGCCGCGGATACACGCGCCCGCTTGTACGCGGGGACGGCGACAAGCGCAACAGCAGACAAAGAGGCGGCAACAATAGCGTCACCGGACGTCTCATAGTCTCGAAGCTCCACAGAAAGCGCGTCGCGGACGCGGCCGCGGACGTCAGCTAGTGCTGCTTTGCCATCGGCGGTGTCAGCGACGCGAAAAGACATATACAGTCCATCGTCTTTGACTTGTGCGGCGGTCGCATACCCTACCGGTGTTCCGCCGGCATTGGAGTGGTCGCGGAATAGTTTTACTTCCGCTAAATCGTCGGGAAGTGTGATTGCGTCCGGTGCGACAGAAAGGCGCCCTTCGGAGGTATCGCCGGCTTCATCAAAGGGCACGACAAGGCCGGAGACAATTGATTCGTCGGAGTCGGGGGCGTCGGCAGCGGTCAGGGGTGCCGCGGTCAGCAGCGCCAAGCGGCGGGAAGCCGTCAAAAGGTTACGGTTCATTTTTTTCCTTATCTTCGTTGAGCCATGGGGCGAATTTTTGAATCCATGCTTGCGCTTGCGCGCTTGATATAATTCGGCTAATCGCGGCGGCGATCGCGACGGTAGCGGCCACCCATGGGATACCCATAAGGCCTAGCTGGTCGGCGACGACCGGAATAACTGGCAGCAGGCCAATGGTCGCGGCGACGGTGGCGCGAATACTGGCGGTAAACTTTTCACTCACGACGGCTTCTTTCGAGACGTGATGTAAGCCACGCGGCGGTGATCCAAAAATGGATACCTCCACCGGCAAAGCCAAACAAAAGGGCTGCGAGTAGGGTTAGCGCGTCATTCATGAGAGGGGCTTAGCTCTTTCAGAATCCAGTCAATCAATGTGATAAAAGCGGCGGTGATAGCAGATAGGGCAATCATCTTATGCACTCCATGCGTAGCCTTTAGGCGGAATGAGCGTTGCGAGCTGGTCGAAGTCAAGCCAGTAGCCGTAAGGCCAAAAGCCCGAATCCGCTACCCACACGCGGCGCCCGTCACCCTCACCGGCGTATCCCATAAGCGCTATGTAGTGGTAGACGGTTCCGCCGGCATAGGTGGGGTGAATCGTCGATGGTGGGACGGCGCGAGGGTAGTTAGACGGTGGGGCGACGATGTTAGCCAGAACGCCGAATCCCCCGTTGAGCGAGTGCACGATGTCGGCCCATAGCTTTTCTTTCTGTGGGACCGTTGGTGGGTCGTTAGGCATGTCCGCGAATCGGTAATGTGCACCTGGCAAGTAGTGGTTGAGCACCGGCGGGACTTGCCCGATCCAGTCAGTGCCGCCGGTGTGAGTACCGAGAGCTTTGCCTAGCTCATGTTCAGAAACTGTAATGCCGGTGGCAGCAAGAATGATGGTCTGTGCGGAAGCTGGGCAACAGTTGTAGTAGGTGTCTTGTTTTACCGCGTCGCGGCTATAGTTGAGGATTTTCTCGTTCATTTAGATTGTCCACGTCCTTTTCAGCTGTGGTAGGGATAGCGGCAAGCAAAGCGGCGGGGTCGAATCGCAACGGGTCGGCGCGGTAATCGGGGCGTATATCCGGCTGGTTGAGTCTTGACTCAATCGCGGACATCATCGGTTCGACGCCGAATGTAACAAGTTCGATCATGCGGGAAGCGGCGTTCTGGTAGGACAGCGACGTTCCGCCAACGGTGGCGTCGATAAACGCCGCGGGAACGTTCATAGCGCGGGCGCAATCAACGGCCGCGGCGTTACGGCCCTCGATCAGCAGGTTTTCTTTCGCCATTTCATGTTCGTGAACTTCGAGGCCAGAGCTGGAAAAGCCGACGCCGGAGTTTTTGCCGCGTCGAGCGCGAACATAGCCCTCAATGATTTCTTCGATTTTTTCCCGCGAGACAGTCGCGTTGTTCGTCTGCCGCAGCTCAATTAAAGCCGCGGGGTTTTGAGCAACCCGCGCCGCGGCGCGGGCAAGGTTGCGGGCGTCCGTAAACGCCTCGCTTGCATGCCTCAATAGACCGGAATGGATACCGGTAAAAATACAAATTTCGCTGGGATCGATTCGGCGACCTTCCACGAAAATCCCCGATTCGTCAGCATTCCATGACGACAAAGGAATATGCAAGGCGGCTATAACAGCACCGTCGTCGGCGCGGTCAAGCGCCCACGCGGAAACACCATTAAAAAGCAGATCGTCGGCTGTATTCAACATTCGATGGAATGGGGTTTGCATTGCTGCAACGCCCACGTCGGAGGTTGTCGAATCGATAAAAAGCGGTGTGGGGCCGTCACACACTATTGGCGTACGTGCAACGGTTGTGCACAACAGATTCCTACCGCGGAGAACGGCGGGAATCTGTAGCGCTTCACCTCGCGTCGTGACGGCCCCGTTATGGGAATCCTCAAATCCGATTACCCCACGAAGGATACCGTCGCCGGCCCACTGTGGGGGTGTAGCCACAGCGGCGAGCGCGTCCGGCAGACGGCGGGCGTTGGATAAGGCTTGAAAAATTCCCATGCACAAAAGCATGGATTGTGCACGAGACTTTTTAGGGCGTAACCCTTATTGACCAGCACTTCTTATGCGGTTGCGGCGCGCATGATTTTCTAATTTTTCGTCGTTGTGGCAACGGGAGTGGTGCTCTAGCATTCTCCACGCTTTTTCACGGTTGAGCGCGAGAAAGCGCTGTGAGCATGCGGGGCATACGACTAAGTGTGTTAGGTCGGTTGAGTCTATTGTGCGCAATTTTCTTTCCTTCGTTAAAGAAAAAACGGTTCTGGATCATCGGCTTGCTTATCGACAAGCCCATGCAATGCAAGCGTTGCCGCTTCAAGGGCCGCGATCGCCCCCTTAGAGCCTTTACGGCTCCATGTCCATGATTCGCCAAGCGGGCGGCGATCCACAACGGATACAGCAAGGTCAAGGGCGGCGGATTTACGGATACGCACCCGTGGGGCGGCGGCGCCGTCCGCGTCGCGGTACGTGATTCGGTCCATGAGATCAGCGGCGGCGGTGGATACCTCGCGAGACGTCGGGACTCGCACGGCAACACCGCGGCGCATAAGCTCACCTAAAAGCGTTGAGCTAGGGCCGTGGTCATCGATCACAAGCCCGTCAACCAGTGGCGAATCTTCGAGCTTTTGCAGCCGATCGGCCGCCCACGTCGTACCTGGCCGGCATTCAATTACTTCAATCATGGGGGTTCCGTCCACCCACGCGGCGGCGGCGATCGCGGTTTCGGTGCGCTCAAAGTCAATCGCGGCGGCCAGAATCGCGGGGGCGTCGGCAGGCATAGGATCATGCGTAATCGCGGCGGCATACGAGCGAGCCGGTATTATCTGGTTCCTTGCACCCGTCGGGCGGTTGCCGTAGCCACGGGCAAAGCCGGCAGCACCTAGCGAGGCCCGCGCCGATCGCAGCGCCTCCATGTCTTGTGTGTAGCCCACGGCGGGGTGCGCAGCTGCAACCGCGTCGAGGTCGTCGGGGTCCACATCGGGACCTATGCCAAATTCGAGTAAAAATATACCTGGATCGCCGGCCCTGCCTTTTTCGACAAGGTTGTGAAACCACGTTGAGCCAGCGTCGCCCATAGTTGAGACAACGACAGTTTGCCGATTTGGGCGCGTTGCTTGCGTCGGCGTGATCGCTTGCATGAGATCGGCGGCGGTCGCGTCATCGAACACCCACGCTTCATCAATCACGTTCAAATCGGACTGTTCCGAGTGCAACGAATCCGCCGTTGGTGGGTGGGGTCTAAACTGCGAGTTCAAGGCCTCAAATTTCATGGCTTCAGCCCCGTTGGTCTTGAGCACGCGGGCGAATGGAGCAAAGGGCGACGATTGGACGGCTTGCACCATTTCCAGCCAGCGATCACGTGCTTTTTGCCCCGATTGGGCTGTGTACCAGACTTTGCCATTCCGCGACGTTACAGTTCTATGGACGCATTGGGCGCCTACCGCGTCGGTCTTTCCCGCCTGCCTAGGCACAGATACCACGATAAACGGCCATAGGGGGCGGCCGTCAGGGCGGCGGGCGCCCACGATCGTATGGAAAAGCACCTGCCACGGCATAGGTTCATGACCCAACGCCCTATGCATTTTGCAGATTTGGCGCCCTACCCCGTTATTCGGGTCAGGCCAAGCGGTAATAAACCGAGGGGCGGGGCTAATCCCCCAAGGCGGCGACGGCTTGCGCGAACTCATCATTTGCTTCTTTGCTTCGTGTGGATGGAGTGAGGGACAGCTCTTCAAGCACTTCACGGTAGGGGGCCGTAACGGTGCCGATCAGGTTTACTTTTCCTTGCGCCTCGATTTCGTCGAGCGCCCAAGCATTCGCCATGGCCAGTGAGACAAGGCCGGAGTCTAAAGCGTCAATTTTTTGTGCGTCGGCAGCGGCGGACAATGCCCGATCGAGCATAATTTCATGGCGGCCAGCGGGGCGGGATTTGTCGAGATCAAATAGCTTTTCTTGACTCAT